CGCGGTAGCAGCTGGGTGGGTGATGAGGTCACCAAACTGCGCAGATCCTATGAGTTCACAAAGCTCAAGGATTTCATAACCTGGCACATCATAGCGTGCAACTAGGGATTCAATTGGAATATAAACGCCGGCTCCGCCGACTGATTTGGCTTTATCGGCCATCAAGAGGTTGGCATACACAACCCCCGTCATTCTAACCTTTCGTTCACGTACAACGAATTTTTCAAATGAATCCCGTAAAATATGTGAGCCCCAATTACGCCGTCCAACAACAACGTCGCTCACATACTGTCTTGCTCGATCCAGATACGAACCACGGCCTGGCAAGTCACCCTTGTACATGCCAAAACCACGAAGGTCCACACCAAGGCCCATACACACTTCGAGTTCCCCATCAACATAGGTACACCAGTGTTTGAGAAATTGAAGTTTCTCAGGGCGATCACACTCTTGGATCTTAACAAGATAACCGGCGTCTTGTGCGGCGAGTACATATTGCCGCTTAAACTCAGCACGAGTAATGACACCGGGGTGAGGTACTCGGCGTTGCAGACACAACCCAATGAACAAATTTGCAAAATTGTTCGTTGTGGTTGTACCAGCAAACCCGGAGTACATCCGCATGGTGGTGAACTGATATTTGACGTTCTCCTTACCATGCTTGTTCCGGAACTTCAATGGTCTCCCAAGATAATTGAAGGCGCGATTAATCGCCTCATAATGATCATTGGGTGAACCATTCGTATTACTTAAGAAATTCCGGACTAAGTTCAACATTGAGGTGTAGTGAGATCCATCACATTGCCGTATGTCTCCGTTGAAGTATACAACTCCATCGAGACATGACGCAGACACATTACAATCATCGGAAAAATAATTGTAATACACGGTGTCTGGGCTTGGCAACAACAGTTTACGAAAAGTTGCCCTCAAAACATCCTTATCGGGTGTCTTCACAAACTCAAACGTATACTGTCCAGTGACGTATTCACCGGCCATGGCCTCCTTAATGCTATCGAACACGTGGGCAGTTGCACCAGTGCGCATACTCCCAAGGTCGCCGATACCACGCTTCTTCCCGGAAGCAAGGAACTCACCACCCTTCAATTTAAACTCAACAGCCAATGTGTCTTCTAAGTCGTCGCGACCATACTCATGATTTAACACGTCCTGCGCAATCCGTAGCTGGCGCTTAGCGTGTGGTTTAAACAACCATTCTGGGTACGACTCACTGAAGTGTTTACGTTCAATGCGTGATTCAAAATATGACTTATATTTACACAATGCAGCACGTAAATGTCTCCCGAGTCGTGCCTGATTAGATATAAGGCGCTCGTTGAGACCAATTACGGTGGGTTCGCGCAAAGCGATCATACGACTAATCGCAGCGCGATGCTCATCAGCTCCGGAACCAGGCATGTTATATGGTAATGCAAAACTAGGTCCGAAGCTGGAAACGTACTCCTTAC